AGCGGGCTTGAGAAGAAACACGGACCCCCGCGACTGAGGGTCAGGGCTGAGTGGAGCTCCGATTCAAGCAAGTGCACCTCTTCAAGATCAAGTCCATATGCCTTTCTGATGAAGAGGTTAGTTTTGACACTTTTTGAATACTTGACAGTCGGGTCGCACTCGTAACCTTTGTGTTCTTCAAGTTGGCTCACATCCGCCTCTACGTCTACTCCGGAATAGTAGTCCCAGAGGACGCGGAGGATGGGGATTCCCTTCCAGTGCATGTTGGAAAGGACGGTCCCCTTGCAATAGGCTAGCCCCTGCACGCGGGTGCAGGTTGGCTTGGAGTGGTTGTATGTGGCCCCGAACCTGGAAAGTGCCCGGAGTATCTCAGGTCCGAGCACGTAGGTTTCGTTGCCATCCACTACAATGGGCCAGAACAGGGCCGAGCAGAATGATGGGATGATTGAGTGGACTGGGGTAGGGTTCAGTCCCATCACCTTCAGGTCCTCCACCACCTGTTGCTTCACTACTGCCACCACTTCTCGTCTGACACCTCGAATACCGACGAGTCCGTCGTCTCCGAGGCCGATGTAGCGGATGTAGTTGAAAATGCCGCCCACGGGGGGCGACCCCTGGACTCTCGTGAGCTCAGCCTTGAGTCTCACCCAGAGTCGGCCGCATATGGCTATCGTGACGCCTATGCTGTTGATGTGATAAGTCCCCCCAAATCCAGAACACAAGCCCCAGATGTACAAAAACCGCCCAAATGGTGTGTACATCCAGCGATGTGACATGGATTGAAAGAGGAACTCCAAGGCTCCCAGGTGTAGCACGTTGCACGCCAAGTTGATGATTAGAGCCAGTATGGGGTAGACTACCCGCGCATACTGCTTATTTTCAGAACTGTCCAGTGCCCGAAAATCAAACTCAATGGCGATGCAACTTTCTTTCTGCCATTCCCCGAAAACGGCGCCAACCCCCCTTGGACTCATGCCGCTGGTGATTACGACAGGAGGCAGTTGGGGAGGTTCGAGGTCCTGCGTTTCCTTTTGGACCTCAGACGGCGCCACCCAAGGCGTAGGTTGTGACTGAGCCCTGAGCCAAGCTTGTGAGTCCCAAGTCAAAGCTTTTGAAACCGCCTTGAACACTGGGCCTGAAACCAGATTTGCTTGAGGGTGCTTGGAGGGGCAAACCAACCGTGGTGCCTTTAGGCGTTTGCTCTTGCCGTTAGGCAGGTTCTGAGTGGCCTTTTCCCATTTGATGAATGCCGTCATCGAAAAGGTGTAAAACGCGAACCTGCCTTCCAGCAAGTCGTTGATGCCGGGGCCATATACTCCACGTCGTGTGGAATCCAGGCCCATGTACCAACTAGCGAAGCCAAATTGGTCGTCAGCTGGGCTGCATTTGGGAATAGGCTCTCCCAATGCAATGGCTTCAACGTGGTGTTGTACATCGACCGGTTCGCCGAGTCGATCCTGGTGTTGAAGATATTCGTTGGCCTTGTGGGGAAGCTGAGAAGACCAAGGGAGCATGGCCACTCTAGCTTCTTCCCAGGCAACGCACATCTCACATGTGCCCACGTGTCTATAGTCCGCTAGGGGTTTGTTGGGTTCGGGGTCACAAGCACATGCCCGTGGCTTTTCCCCGTAGTGCCTTCCCATCCCAAAGCAGAAATTGCGGACCGAAGCCTCATAAGCCATGGGAGGTGACTGCCAGAGCAGCGGACCCGTGATCCACCAGCACTTGAACGGCAGGTCAGACCTCACCACGTTGAGGGCGTCGTTTTCGCGGGATGCCGCCTGTACCCTAGCGAAACGGTCTTCGGCCCGGGCTTTCATTGCACCAGTCCATGAGGCACGAAAAGCCTCATCAATGAAAGCCGTGGGTCCCAGTTCCCCCGCGTCGGGCGGGAGCTTCATCTGACATTCCACACCGTCGATGTGTGGGCAGATGTCAGGATTGCGGTAGGGTGCAGGCTCGTTCATGACAAAGGTAGAGTAGGTGGTGCGGTACTCTCCCCCTGCCTCCCGGAATTCGAGGATGTCCTCGTTTCCCATCGGAAGCTGCTGCACTTCAATGAACTCATACTTCAGATCACTGGCGTCCAGGCCAGTGTATGAATGCATTAAGAGTTCAACCCCGGCTAGCTCCGCTCGCGCGTAGCCGGGGGGCCCCAGGTCGTCGAAGCCGGACGGGCGTTCTGGGAACGCGCCCGCCGGCTCACTGAAATGTGGGTTTTCAGCGTCTTTACCCTGGGGCTCGTCAGGGTTTGCCCTCACCGGCCAGAGCGCGACCTCTCCAGTTTGCGGATCGCGTACCATGAGGTCCTGCATCTCCACTTCGGGGTGGTGTTGATGCTTCTCGTGGCGAGGGCCAGGTTGGCGTAGCTCTGCCAGGCGTTCGTCGTGGTTGAGCAAGCCAGGTAGAGGCCACAGTTGTTGGTCCCGGAGTGCACCTTCCGGGATTCCTGGTCGAGCCTTGGCCTCTGCGCCGTCCCCATCCGCATTCGGTTTCGGGGCTGGGGGCGGTCCCAAGAGCTTGCCATCTGGGACATCGGCCGCACCCCGCGCAGGCTGATCGTCCAAGCGTTGTCGCTTGGCAGCACGCATGTCGCCGAGGCCGACCAGCTCCACGCCTGGGTCCGAGTGGCGCCGATCCGGGCGGGGGCGCGGACGATCAAGTCCGACCCTGAGGAGTGGTTCTCGGGGGTCGTCCTTCTCGTCACCGTCGTCGTCCGATTTGTCCTCCCCACCATCGTCGTTAGGGGGGGGGCCACCCCGACCTCCCCCCTGATCTGGGGGTGGGTCATCGCCGTCGTCGTCGTTGGGCCCATCAAGGCACGTGCCGTCCCTGAGGCGTTTCAAACCTCTGGCAACTCGGCGGATGGGCGGCCCAATGAAGGGCTCGGCCCTGTCCCTGATCGGTTCCCAGACGCGATGGGCGGCGCAGCGGCAGAGTTCAGAGCGCTCGTAGCATATGCAGCACAGCCCCAGCAACGCCAACGAATTGCATAGGAGTCCAGCTGTAGTGAGTGCTAGCGAGCCAGCCATACCAAAGGTCCCTTTGATTAGTGACCATGTGGTGGAAGGGCTTGCGGATGCGCAGAACAACGCAGTCCCCAAAATGGACTGCCGGTTCCGTGTGCATGCCGCACCCAAAGCTCGAACGTGCCTCCAGCGCTCCGCTTCGCCCTGGTTGAAAGCGATGGCCGCCAGTCTCTCGGGCTCGGTCTGGCGGTAAGCCTGCTCGGTTGTGGTAGAGAGGAGAGGGTTGCTAACGGTAGCGTACCACTCCATTGCTTGATCTACCTGGCCGAAGTAGGTGGGCTTATCCACAAGGCGCCAGCCATGCGCATTGGCAGGGTCCCATTCCCTGAGACAATCCCAGAAGTCAGTGTCCTTCTCCACTTTCCGTTCGTAGTCCTTGACTTTGCGCGAAACGGAAAGTGAGACGACCCTCTTTCTTTCGTTGGTCCTGGGGATCGTCTTGCAGGCAAACTTGATGTCCCGGGCCAAGTCGGTCGGAACAGGCACCATCCCGAACTCGATGTTGCAGTCGGAATTCTTGGTGTCCGTGAAAGCACCCTGCATCTGCATGGCCAGGATGTCGAAGGCACTCGCGGCTTCTCTGGCACGCGAAGAAGGGTTGTGTGTGTTGGGTGCCTGTTCTAGGGGGAAACGGTATACCTCGAAATGGTATGCTTGCAAATCGCGGTTCTCCTTTTCCTCAGCACCCTCCCCGGGCCGGGCTTTCGCCTCGCCTCCTCCCCCTTCCTCCTCGCCATCGGCATCGGACTCAGAGTCAGAGTTGGAGTCGGATCCATCGTCCCCGCTGTCGTCGGAGGCTGGGTTTGGATCCGGGTTGTCGCCCGTCGAGGGTCGCCGGGAAGCACCAGGCGTGTACGCGCCCGGTTCAACCTTGCCCTCGACCCCGGGTTCGCCAGCCCATGGATCGGCCACGGCTGCAGCTGCCATGTCCGCAAGGGTGGCGGTTGGGGGGGCTTTCTTCTCTTCCCGCCCCTCTGGGCCCTTCTTCTCTTCGCTGGGATGCTCAGCCGCCTGTCGGGCATCCCTTTTTGCCTTAGCCTTGAGCCCTCGACATTCGGCGCAGCGTATGGGGGGTTCCCAGTTGTTCGCTGCGTGTTTGAGCTGCTGAGCCCCGGAGTAAGGGAACCGCACCACTCCCTTTCCGTTGGCCTCGCAGTCTAGGCAGTTGAGGTAGATGACCGGTGGCACCGTCTCTCGCTTTGCAACGGTGCGGGCCGCGGCTATCTGCGCCGGTGTGAGGTGCGGCGCCTTCCTCTTAACCACCTTCTTTTTGTTTTTCCCAGTTTGTCCCTGCGTAGATGGGGACGTGCCGGGCAAAGGGTCGGGGGTCGATTTCTTAGACTCCTGAGCCTTGCGCTGGAGTCTGGCGGCCTTCGACACTTTCCCTTTGACCTGCTGCACGGGGTTGGCTTTGCGTGCATCAGGGTTTAGCCCCTTCTTGCGATTCTTGCGGGCTGCTTTATCCGCCTTCGCATTCCGGGGTTGTTGCTCTTTGACCTTATTTGATTTCTTGTCCTTAGGCATTGTTGGGCCTAGCCCAGTGCGGTCCACGACCGCGTGTGCATCACGGGTGCACGAACCCGCCTTGATCGTCAAGGCTGGAAACTGCCCAGTCCCCAGGTTAATCGTCGTCTAAACAATAATAAAATACACTTATTAGTTATTAGCTTATTAGTTATTAGCTTATTAGTTATTAGACGAAATTTATTAAATTTATTAACCTGGGTATCCCCTGGTCTATGTTAACCCTCACAAAAATCCACATGTCGATACAACACATCTCCCTACCGGCCGAGCTAACCGGTGGGAGTGGGCATTAGGCCATGAAACATTCAACAATAGGCGCTGCGGACAGCTACCAGCCTCCACTGAGCGGAACCAGCTGCCCTACCCGGGACTTAAGCCTACACGCTTTCGCGATTCCACAAGACCTCAGCTTCGGACCAGATGATCACTGTCTCCTAGAGTTGTTTCAAGCTCCAAAAATTTAGCCCCTGCACTGCGCCCCTCTCTCCCTCCATAGGGGTTCCACCCTCCTCTGATTGGCCCCGTTAGTTAAGCAATCAGGATCAGAAGGTAAAACTCACGCTCTCACGCAGCACGGTTGCAGCTATAGAGGTGACAGGTTCACAGTTGTCCACCGGAAGGTCAAGCAACCGGTGCCCCGAAGGAGTGTTGTTCTAATGTGTTTTAGGTAACAAGACGTTAAGGGGAAAACCCCACCGTGGACGCCTGTTAAGCTCCACGGAGGTTTTGTTGACCCGGACCCAGTCCAGCGTAGCTGGCACAATCGTCCTTACCGGGACAAATTCAGGTGTCCG